AGGAGCTGGAACTAAGTCTGGAGATAACTTTACTCCTCTAAGCGAAGGAGAATTAGTAGTAGCTAAAAGTATATACAAAGATAATGCAGATTTTTATAGAAGAAAATTGCAGTTATATTTGAAGGAGAATGAAGATAGCTATCCATTATATAAAACTCCTCCAAGTGGATTAGATGTAGTACACCCAGAACACGATACTAAATGGAGAAGCCAATTTATACTATAAACAAGGAAAAGAAGTTAGAGAAATATGTCGAAAAGTTTAACCATAAAGAACATAAGGACAATAATGGAGGGCATAAAGTCAGAACATCCACAAATAAACACAATCCTAAAGGGTAATATTTGGGACGTAGATTTAACAAAAGATGTTACTGGAAGCTACCTTATATACGATGTTGTCAATATTACTCCTAATGGGTTTAACGGAATAGATTATTCCTTAGATATATTTTTATGCGATAACGTTACTGAGATAAACACAGAATCTAACGAGGTAAGTGTGCAAAACGAATGCTGCTTAATCGCTTTAGATATAATGAGCATATTTGAAAACTATAACAAGGCAACTTATGCCGACAAAGATTTAGCTTTGGTACTGAATAAGAACTGGAGCATACAACCATTCACCGAAAGATTTGATAGTCTATATTCTGGAGCTGCGATTAGTATGTCGTTAAGTTCAGCATATGGCTACGCAAGATGTAAAATCCAACATAATAAAAAAATGACAATAACTGAATTACAACTATCAAGAAACGGACAGAAATATGTATCTGGAGATGTTACATTTACTGCTTCCGACAAAGTAGCTTATCTCGTAGTAAACGAAGATGCTACATTCGCTAACCTAACCGACCAAAGCGATAACAACGTATTAACTGAAAGTGCCTTAACTGGTGTAACTCTTTCTGCTGGTATGATTATATCTGCTAAAAATGGTGGTCTTATGAAAAGGGTTAACGTATCGTCTGGAAGTGTTTTAGCTATATTTGGATAATGTATAGCTACGGATATCAATACGGAAAAAAAACTAAACGGATATCAGAAGGGCAACTGATATTTGATGGCTTTGTGGTACGCGTAGAAGCCGATGGCGGAGAAACAGAAAACAGAGAATGTGCTATTAACGATTTAAATGATTTAGTATGATAGATAAGGCAAGTTTAATACAGATACCAAGCGGATATAAAAACGGAAAGCTATACTCGGTAAAACCTACTCCAACGTATGGGAGTGAGTTGGTTGTAAATGGTGATTTTAGTAATGGAAGTACGGGTTGGAGTGATTTTGGCACACCTACAACATCGGAGCAATCTACCGATAGAGCATATCTTGGTAGTTATAGCTGGTATGTTTTAGCAAGTGTTTTTAGACAAGGTATTTTTTCTCTAAATAATTTTAGTTTAGTTAATGGTAAAACATATAAAGTTTCATTTTGGGTGTATGCAGTAGATGGAAATGAAATTTTGTCTGGAGTAACAAATTCAGATGCAACAGTTTTTACATCAAGAGTAGTAACGCAAGGAGAATGGAGTAATGTTGTATATTATATTACTGCAAATGCAAATTCTGCATCATACATAAGTTTATTATCATCTTCTTCTACATTAGAGTTTTATGTAGACAACGTATCTGTAAAAGAAATTACAAACATAGGCGACTTCACTTTCTCACGTTCATCAAGTGCAACGAGGGTAAATAGTGAGGGGTTGATAGAGGAAATGTCAACAAATGTTCCTCGCTTGGATTATAGCGATGCAAGTTGTGCGAGTTTATTACTTGAAGGACAGTCAACAAATTTAGTTACCTATAGCGAGGATTTTAGGTCAAATTCAAACTTTTCTACAAATGCACCAAATAGTATATTTGAAAGTGGATATTTAGCACCAGATGGAAGTTTAACGGCAACAAGAATAAATAGTTTTGACGGATATTATGTAGCACTTTCAAATTTAGGAAGTGGTGATGCAAGAAGTATGTATGTTAAGAGTGGAAATGGTCAAAATGGTAATGTTAATCTATTAGACAACAACTCACATACACATAGTTTATTTGAAGTAACAAATGAATGGAAAAGAGTTGAACTTGTTGGAAATGATACTTGGTTTTATATTGTTGATGGTAGGGGAGGAAGTTTAACTTTAGATGATGTTATTGTTTGGGGTTTACAGCAAGAAGATTTATCCTACGCAACATCCTACATCCCAACAAGCGGAAGCACAGTAACTCGCACCGCCGATGTCTGCAACAATGCTGGGACTTCTGCGACGTTTAATAGCACAGAGGGGGTGTTATTTGCAGAAATACTTAAAAAGCAAGATAATAATGATAATTTTATTTTAATTTCATTAAATAATGATGCAAGTAATTCTGCCGCAAATTCTGTCACGATAGGGTTTGATAATAGTGATAAATTTTTTTTTAGAGTTAAATCTCCAAGTGGAAGCTATACAAGTCAAACAATTTTATCTAACGAGAATCAGTTTTATAAAGTAGCATTAAAATATAAAAGTGGAGATATTGCTATTTGGATTGATGGAGTAGAAGTTGCAACATCTACTGTTTCATTTTTATTTGCTCAAACATTGGATAACTTATCCTTTGATTATAATGGTAATGGAACTTTACCTTTCTACGGCAAATGTAAACAACTAATAGTATTTAATGAAGCGATGAGTGATAGCGAATTACAAGCATTAACAAGTTAAGGGTAATAAATACACCTATAAAAAGAACAAGAGTAAAAAATGATATTTAAGAAATACGAATTTACAGATAGCCAATGGGCTACAATTAGACCAACCTTATATAAAGAAGATGAGGAGGGAAACGAAACATTAATTCCATCCATAAGAGCAATTGTAGAGATTGGTCACATTTGCAAGGCATTTGATGAGGAAGGCGAATGCACAGATTTATCGCCGATGTATTCGGTTGATATGTTATTAAACGAAGAGGTTGAAAGTTTAGAGGATTATGAGGTTTATCCAGACCCAGTTGGCGTCCATACATTCGCTGGAGATAGTGCCTTATATTTAAAAGCTTACTGCATTAAATACCCAGAGAGTGAATTTTGTGTAGTGCCAGAAACTGAAGAGGAATAAATGAGTGTAATATCAAAAGCAAGTTTAGTATTAATACCGAGTGGCTACGGAGAGGATATACTCTATTCAGAAGTGCCGAATACTACTGCTGGAGATTTCACATTTACAAGGGCTTCGAGTGGCACAAGGGTAAACGCTGACGGATATATAGAAGATGTCCCTTGGAATGAACTTACTTATTCAGAGGATTTTTCAAACTCTTCTTGGGTAAAATCTAATGTTACAATAGGAACTTCAATACATACAAGCCCATTAGGTAATTCGCAAAAGGTTATAGGGAGTAACGATACTTTACTAAAGCTACTTTTTAAAAATAACATAATAACTCCTACAAAAACTATTTCAGCTTTGGTAAAGGCAGAGGGTTATAATTACGCAATTATTTTTACTGGAGGTGGAGCAAGGGTAGTTTTTGATTTATTAAATGGAGTTGTAGGGCATTCGATTGGAACTTTTCAAGATGCTTCCATAAATTCACAAGGTGACGGATGGTACATTATTTCTATGTCAAATCCAAACCACACAAGCTATGCGAGTGTTACTGGTGCTGCATCTGATAGTGTTTACGATAGAACTGGCAATGGTATAGACGGAATTTCTTTGGCATATATACAAGTAAACAAAGGCACATCACCAAAAACCTACATAAAAACAACGGACAGACTTGACGTCCCTCGATTGGATTATAGTGGTGGAGCAAGCTGCCCTACTTTATTACTTGAAGGACAGTCAACAAACGAAATTACATATTCAGAAATTTTCACGGAAAGCGGATATTATTTATGGAACTATTCTACTAATGCTTTGGAAGTGGCTGAGTCTAATTCAATAATTTCACCAGATGGAACACAAAATGCTGATAAAATTGCAAAAACTGCATTAAGGGTATATGCTACCGCATTTAGAAATGTAACATTAATTTCAGCCCAAAATTATTCTTGGTCTATGTTTATGAAGAAAGGAACTCACGATATAGGTTTTTTGTCACTTCAAAACGGAGATACTGAATATAAAGCATATTACGACTTAACTAATGGCACAAGCGGAATGTTAAGCGGAAGTGCAACTCACAAAATAGAAGACTATGGTAATGGTTGGTTTAGATGTTCTCTGCAAGATATTAGCTCTACAACTGATTTGTCTGTAAGATTTAATTTTGGAATGGCTTATAGCACATCTAATGAATATTGGTCTTCATCAAGTGAGGGCGAAGGGTTGTATGCTTACTTTTGGGGAGCTCAACTTGAGCAAGGCAATTTAACAAGTTACATCCCAACAAACGGAACGAGTGTTACGAGGGTGGGAGATGTTTGTGATGATGCTGGGGATGCAAGTATTTTTAATTCAAGCGAGGGGGTGTTGTTTGCGGAAATCGCAACTTTTATAAAAAATCCTCCTTTGTCTGTATTGGGGTTATCTGATGGAAGTGGAACTAACAGAATTAGTTTTCAAACAAACGGAGTTGATAATCAAATACTATTCAGAGTTGATGCGAGTGGCACACAAGCAAATTTTACCTACACTTTTTCTGATATAACAGACTTTAATAAGATAGCTTTAAAATATAAACAAGATGATTTTTCTTTTTGGGTAAACGGAGTTAAGGTGGGAACTGACACAGTTGGTAATGTACCTATTAATATTGATACTTTGGATTTTTATTATGGAAACGGACCATTCAAGTTCTACGGAAAATGTAAACAACTTATAACTTTTAACGAAGCACTAACAGACTCAGAACTTGAAGAATTAACAACGATATGAAAATATATTTGAGCAGCATATTATATTCTATACTTTTATTCTTTGCTCCTATAAAGGGGATTATATTACTTGTTGCATTATCTACCATTTTAGATACTGGATTTGGTATCTGGAAAGCTAAGAACTTAGGCGAGAAATTATCAAGCAAAGCATTCAGATCTGGTTTAGTACCAAAGTTAATATCGTATGTCGGTGCAGTAATGATGATTTATGGCTCAGATGTATTTATTATCAACTCGCTTATATCTAATCTTGTAGATGTGGAGTTTATGGCTACAAAGGTTATTGCATTAACGCTAATAATTAATGAAGCAAAATCAATAGACGAAAGTTTTGAAGCAGTTAAGGGCTATTCTATGATTGCTAAGATGTTAGAAATTATCAACAATCTGAAAAAAGTTAAAAAACAACTATAATTGAATTACGAGATATACATAACTGGACATTATCCACACGACAGACTTGCATTAGGTTGGGAGTATGTGAGTGCTGATGAGGAATTCAGCTATAATACCATAACTTTGTATATGTTCATATTCACAATAACAATCAATTATGAAAAAAAATAGTAAACAAAAAAGCGTAAAGATTCCAAGCTCTAAACATTTTAAGTTAGAAGAGTTTGCTTGTAATGATGGAACACCAGTACCAGAGGAATTTTATAGCAATGTACAAGAGTTGATGAATAACTTAGAAGTAATTAGAGAACATTTCGGAAACTTTGCTATCAAGATAAATAGCGGTTATAGAACACCAGCGTATAATAAATCAGTAGGTGGAGCTAAAAAGAGCCAACATTTAACTGCAAGTGCTGCTGACTTTAGAATGAATATAACTCCAAGAATTGTTCAAGATGCAGTAGAACAACTACAAAAAGACGGAAAGATTAAAGAGGGTGGATTAGGTAGATACCCAACTTTCACTCATTACGATATAGGCGAATACAGAAGCTGGTAATGTGGAATGAAGAGCAATTATTTGACTGGTTAAAGGAGTTTGTTTACTTTGACTTAGTTAAGGCAAAAAATCAAATGAGCCGATGGGATTGTTACTCTCCTAAGTTTAGACATCGTATTGAGCTTAAATGCAGAAGGAAGCATTATGATAGCTTACTAATTGAAAAGAGTAAATATGATGCTATGATATTTGAAGCTGGTAAGCATTTAGATATACCTATGTACATTAACTCTACTCCAGAGGGTATTTATTCATTTGACTTGTTAGAAATAGAGCCAGAATGGATATTTAAAAGCCTAAGAGCTACTACTCAATTTGCCAATAATAAAAACGTATTAAAGAAAATAGCTTTTTTAGATATTGATAATGCTATAAAATTAGAGCTTTAAAAGTTTTTGTCATAATTCTTACGTTCTACTTCGAGTTTAAAGAAGTGGAAAGACGACAATCCATTTATATGCGAATCAGTAGGAAAAAAATACTTCCAACCCTTAGAATAACCTTTAGGAATATAATAAAAAAAAGCTGCTGCTAATTTACCAGTATCTTTCTTAAATACTACTGAGGCAGTATGGTCTGACATTGGTATTATTTCATCTATTGCAAATGTTTCATTATTATAATTCCCTTCTCTATTGTGATTAGAAAATCTTTTTGCAATTATCTCAGCTTGTTCTTTTAATTCTATTGCTATTTGTTTGTTCATAATATTGCTTGTAAAACTATTATTCCGAGCATAACTAAACCTATCTTTCTGTTACGTTTAATTTTATGCTCTTGTATTTTTGATATGGTCAACAAGTCATTATTATCCTCTTCAATGCCATTTATATACGTTTTAAGCGAGTTTATATCTTTTTTAGTGTTATCTATTAGCTCGATATATTTAAGCTCTTTAAAATGGCTTATTTGTGATTGAGCCATTAAGCTATCTTTTTGTATTAGCTCAGTATAGATTCTATCCATTTGAGGATAAGTTATGCAAATAAGGGTATCTCCTTTATTATCTGTTAATTCTATCTGCGAATAAGCGAATACGTTCGCTACGAGGCAAAATATGGTAATTACTTGTCTTGCGTTCATAATATAATTTAATAGTATCTGATTTTAATTGTAGTGTATCTATCTCGTTAAGCAGTCCGTCAATATCGGTTAGCTTTGGTTGTTCGATAATCGTTTCTATTGTTTCCAGTTTGCCGCGTTTAGAAAGCAAATCTGTTATTATAACGATTTGAACTATAATAGTAATAATTGCGTAGATTAAAATGTGTTTATTCATAATTGTTGTTTGACTTTGTGCCAGTATTTAAGTGTTGATTGTTTCTTATATCCATTCCAACCGCCATTCCAATTTCTGGCTAACTTTTCATTGGTTGGGTTTGTGGTGTTTTGTTTAATTACGTTAAACATTTCTATGGATTTTACTTTATTCCACCTATCAGACAACTGATATTTGTTATATCCTAAAAGCCTATTAACCTCTCGGAGCATTATAGGTCTAATTTGTAAACACCCTACTGCATCCTCTGAGATATTATGTGCTTTTATATCTCCTCTGCTTTCAACGTAAATTATAGCGTCTATTAAATTGTTTTTAGGAATACTCCTAACTACTCCCATTGAGGAAGTAGTCAGAAATAAACCAACATTTAACACAATTAAAATTAATTTCATTTGTATCCTAATTTAGCTTTAACTATATCGGCTTTTATGCCTTTACGCTTTGCCCATTCTTTGCCCCTTAGCTCTTCGTAATCTTGTTGAATTTTACGAGATGCTCTGGTAATTGTTAAAACATTTTTGTAATACTCAGCGATAATCATAGCAGACAATACGTTAACGCCGTAAGCATTTTGTAAGGCTCGTCTAATCAGTTTTTTAGGGTTATCTCTCATTTCTGGGTTTGTAGTCAATAATTGCTTTACTTCTTTTGTGATGTTCATAAGTTTGTTTTTATAAATTCGTTTAATCTGGTGTAATCTTTCTTAAATTGTTTATCATATTGCATTAAGTCAGCAGCTTGTTGTATTGAGTGTATGACTGTTGAGTGGTCTCTGCCTCCTAAAGCAGCTCCAATAGTTTTTAGAGAGCTATTAGGCATATTATCTCTGGCAATATAGCAAAACATTTGCCTACATATAACCTTTTCTCGATGCCTTTTAACTCCTTGTATCTCTCTTTGGGGTATATTGTAGTATTTAGATATACAATTTAGCAACTTATCAAAGGTTAATCTACCCTTTAAGAAACTATCGCTTTGCCATCCTCCTAACTTTTCAATCCCAGCAGCCGAATAATAAGAGGGCTTATCTTGCTTAGGGTAATATTTATACTTAATATCTCCATATTCGTCTTTTATAGCTACTTGTTCTATCTGACCCATTTTAACAAGGTCAGTTATCTTTCTATTTGCCTCTACCATACCGACCTTTCTGCACAATCCTAAGATAGTATTAAGGTGGGTGTACCCTTTTTTAAGCGTATTGCGAATAAATAGGTAATCTTGATTTTCTGTTTTATAGTGTTTTACTAATTTCATTGATATATTCTCTTGATTGTTCTACTTTTAATTGCATCTCTTGCATAACATCCTCATCATATTCTATATCAAAGGTCTTTATACGATACTTACTATTTATTTCTGTATAGTCGTGGCTCTCCTCAAAGGTTAATTCCTCTGGTGTGTTCATTAAAACATACACTAATTGAGCTTTATGCTTACCAGTTAGGTGCATATACGTTTGGAGCTGATAATAATAGTCTTTATTTGGTATGCCATTATAGAATAGGGGGAAGCTAAAGCAGTCCCAACTTGATTTTATATCTATAATCTTATCCTCAAGTATAACATCTGGAGTACCACAGAAATAATCATCTTCAAAATACTCTTCGTTTTTCTCAGCGAATAACCAACCTTTCTCAGCAGAGGCATAATTAATCGCATCATCCTCAACTTCATTACCTTTGGTTAGGTATTTAGATTGGATGTTTTTACGCACTCCGTATATCTGCTCCTTTGTCCATTCCTCTAAATATGATTTAGTAGTTTTAGACAATACCTCGCTTTTTGAACGAGGCTTTGTCATTAGCTTACCACTACTGGAAGCTCTTGCTTTAAATAATTTCATTTGAATGGATATAATTCTGCGTTAATTCTACTAATTGAATAGTGCTTTTTTAGCTCTGTAAGGGTTACTCCTTTGTCTACTGCTGCACTCCAAATCTTATCGTCTTTGTTTACCCATTGTTTCTGGCTCTTTGTAGCTTGACTGGCTGAGTTAGCATCGTCATCCTCAGCTTGTAATCCTAAAAGCGATTGTAGGGTATATCTTCGGTAGTAGGTTATGGCACTTCCGAGCTTCTGTGGGTCATCCATTTGAGGTAATGGTATCGAACTGGTAACGCTTTCTCCAGATTCAATATCTACTATCTCAGAAAATACCTCTCCTTTAACAATAGGTTGGAGTAATAGCAGTCCATTCTTTTGCAGTAATGGTTCAACGTGCTTTAGTAGCGAGTTGATATCAAAATACTTTGATTTAAAGAAGGGGTTTGTTGAGTCTTTAGAAATAGCTCCTATCTCTTTTTTGACTTCGTTTAGTTTTGTGTATAAATTCATATTACAAATATAATTAAAATGTTCTTATAATGTTTATTTAGTTAAATTTTTTCTTGTTAATGTTGTCCTTTGTTTTGTGTGAACAATAGTTTTATTGTTTTTATTATAAAGCCCTCCAGACCAAGAGGGCTTTTTCTTTTATAATTGTCTTAGGTCTTGATAATAATCTAATAATGAGTAGTGCATTTGTTTAGCGTTATTTACTGCTACTCGCATCAAGTCGGTAACGCAGTTTTGATTATTCAGATTAACCTTTCTTTTTCCCTCTATAACGCTATTTAAAGTGTGTATAGATATTTGGTGTTTACTGGCTACTAATTTACGCTGCTCTACACTTGTGCAAGACTTTAAAATGTCTTTAAGCTCTGTCGATATTGTTTTTGTATATTTCATATTGTTTTAATTTAAAAATAATTTCGGTTAATTTTTTTGCTTTATTTAGGCACATCAAGCTAATTGATTTATCATCCTCGTCATCGTTCATCCACTCTTTAGCTTTTTGCTCCATTAATTCTTTTTCTTTTTTTAGTATATAGGTTATCTCCCATATATCGTATTTATCTAACTTCATTTTCTTGTTTTTATATAGGTTAATTCTAAGGCTGCAAATAATCCAATAAGGAATAATATTGATGCTGCTCTTGGTTCTTCTACTGCACAACACCATAAAGATAATGGCATAAATGCTGATAATACTTTTAAAATTGGTTCTTTCATATTATACAAATAAATTCTTTTAAACTTTTTACATTTTCTATATGATAACAATCATTTAATAATTCTTGACCTAAAATATAAACATACATATTTACTAATTTTTCAGCATTGTTATACCTTTGGCACTCACCGAAATTTCTTTCTTCATACTCTTGGCATTCTGCTATAGCTTCAAAAACATTAATGTTATGTTCTTTTAACCATTGTTCGGCTTGGTAATAACCTATAATGTAATAGTCTTGATTAAAACATAAATGATGCCATTCATCTCTATTATCATTTGTTAACACTCCGTCATCAATCTTATCTAAGATGTGACTTGCTAATTCTTTTTTAATTGTTTCTTTCATTTTGTTATTGTGTTTGTTTTGTTTTAAAAATAAAAGGGAGGTTTGGTTTCCGAAGCTGCTGCTTTCTCTGTAGGTCGGATTGCTTGGCTAATACTCTTTTACCCTTTTATTGTATTGCAAATATATACAAAATATTAAATACCAAACAAATTTTTTTAAAAAACTTTTATTTTGACAGAATCCTCTAACCCTTTATCGCTTGTAATTAGTATGCTCTTTACTATTTTATAGCTATCATTCTCAAAGATTATATCTTCAATCATTTTAACCATTGCAACACAATTAGAAGCATCTAATGCTCTTGATTTAAATGTAAAGTGATATTCTGTGTTATAAGTATTTGTCTTTGGCAGCGTTTTATTAAACTGGCTTTTTACTATTAGCGTATAATTATCTTTTATTTTCTTACGCTTAGTCCAATGCATCCCAGCGTACCATTTATTTAGTGAAATTTTAGGTAGGTCTTTTAATATTATTTCCATATTACAAAAATATATTTTTTTTTATATGTATTAATTTTTAATATTTGCCCTCACAAAACAAATTTATATGAAAGAAACATTTTATTTCAGCCACGATTATACCACGAGAGCTGATGAGAAAATTAAAGAGCTGATTTATCAGACTGGTATGGAAGGCTATGGAATCTACTGGGCAATTATTGAGGACTTATATCAAAACGACAATGTATTAAAGTGCGATTATGCTCGTATAAGTTACGATTATCATTGCTCAAGTGAATTAGTAGAAAAAGTTGTAGAAAGTTTTAATTTATTTAAGATAAAAAATGATACTTTTAGCAGCATTTCTATACAAAAAAGATTAGAACTTAGGGAGTCTAAATCGTTGAAAGCCAAGCAGTCAGCAGAAAAAAGATGGGGTAGCAATGCGAACGCATCCAAGTCGCATAACAGTCGCAATGCTATAAAGGAAAGTAAAGGAAAGGAAATTAAATTAAATATAGATAGCAATAAATTGCTAAGTGTGTTTAATTCTATTTTAGGAAAGAAAGCAAGAGTTATACCAGAAAAAGCTAAGAAGCAATTAAAAGCAAGATTAAAAGAGGGTTATACTAAAGAGGATATAGTAAACGCTTTACGCAACGCATCTAAAGACCAACATCACTTAGATACTAATTATAAATATCTGACATTAGAGTTTATTACTCGACCAGATAAGTTAGAGAGATTTGTTAATATGGGGGACTATAAAATAAAAACTCAAATATTATGATAAAATCTAACGGAGAAATATTAGAGCAATTATACCACTTGCATAAGAACGGAATACCAGAGGGAAGTAAAGTAGGTTTAAACGCTTTTGACGAACAACTAACATTTGTTAAGGGTGGTTGTACAGATATTACTGGATACCCTTTTTTCGGTAAGTCTTTATTTTTAAAAGAGATTATGATGGGCTTAACCCTTAATCAAAATTGGAGACATTGCGTTTATATGCCAGACGATGGAAGCGACACGGAAGTAATATCCAACTTACTGCATAAAATGACTGGCAAAACATTTGAGAAAGGTTATCCTAATACAATTACTGAGAAGGAAATAAGCAAATATTCAAGCCAATTACTTGATAAATTTAAGTTTATATCAGCAGAGCATAGCATTGAGCCAGAAGCATTCTGGAATTACGCTAAGGAGAACGAATGCAATTCGGCAGTAATAGATAGCTGGAATTATTTAGCTCATAAAGGAGAGCCAACTAAGCCAGAGTATTTACGCAAGATATTGTCTATTAGAAATAGGTTTATGGAAGTAAATAAGATGCATTCTTTTATAATTATACACCCTAAAAACCCAGACCCTAAACAAGTAAAAGATGGTAATGTAAAAAAGCCAAGCGTATATGATTTGATGGGAGGCTCAGAGTGGAATAACAATGGTAGAAACATTGTAGTAGTACATAAAAACTCTAAGGATAATCACGAGCCTTATAAGGTTACAATAGATAAAGTTAAGCCTAAACATTATGGGCAAAGAGGAGAGGTATTATTAAGTATGGATTGGGCTAAACAACGCTTTTATGAGTTTGACCCAGTATATAATAAAAAGACTTATGCCTATGGCAATGAAGAGAAGATAACAGACCCAATAAAACCAATAACACACAACACAAATGAC